CGGGGGCGGCGGGGGCGGCGGAGGCGGCGGCGGGGCCACTGCAACCGGCGCAACCACCGGCGGCTCTTCGCCACCGAAGTTGTAGGTGATCGATCCGAGAATCGAGTGCGAGGTCAGGCTGGTGGTCAGGTCGCGGCCCAGCGGATCGACGAGGTTGATGTCGGGCGCGCGGAAATAGCGATACTTCAGGCCCACGTCCCAGGTATCGTTGATCGGGGCGCGGACGCCCGCAAGCAGTTGCCAGGCGAAGCCGGTGTCCGAATCGTCCCAGACGCCCGGGCCGTTGGCGTTCACGCGGCCTTCCATGTCGACGCGGGCCACACCCACACCGCCACCGACGAAACCCTGCACGCCATCGTCATCGCCGAAATCGAAGAGGCCGTTGAGCATGAAGCTCAGGGCGTTGATTTCACCGAGCGCTTCGCGCGTGCCGGTGAAGGTGGTGAAGCCGCCCGGCGCGGTCGCCAGCGGGTTGTCTGCGAGTCCGAGGCTGCCGCCGGTCACTTCCGAGAGATCGGCCGCACGGTAGCTGGCTTCGGCTTCGAGGCGGAAGCTCCCGAAGTCATAGCCGACAAGCCCGCCGAAATCGTAGCCGGTGTCATAGTCGGCGGCCGCATTGCCCTCCGCATCGTTGACATCGATCGACTGGTTTTCGACCAACATGACACCGCCATCACCCTGAATGTACCACTGGCCGTCGCGGGCCATGGCGGGCGTGGTCAGCGCGGTCGAGGCCATCGCCATTCCAATGACGAGTTTGCGCATATCCAAAATTCCCCTTTGCGTTAAACTTGAGGCACGGGCTGTCTCTATCTTTTCCCCCCGCGCGAGGCAAGCATACATTACCCTTCGGGTGTTGCAAGAATGTCGCTGAAAGGGCCTTGTGGATAAAAATGCAACCGCAAAACACACGGTAATCCGCCATTCGCGCGCCTCAGGGGCTGGAAGCGGCGAGCACACCCATGGTCTTGAGCGCGGAGATCAGTGCGGTAAGCGCGGCCCGCGCCTGAACGTCGATGACCGTGCCGCCGGAGGCCGCGGCAACCACCTCGGCCGGCTGCCATTGCGACCGGAAGATGACGAAAGCGTCGGCGTTCCGGTCGAACAGCAGCATCCCTGCGTCCGGGGCGACGAACTGCCATGCGCCTGCAATGCGCACGGCGATTCGGTCTTCCTGACCCGCCCAGAGCCCCGTGGCTGTCGCCGTCACGCGGTAGCAGTCGCCATCGGCCACGCTGGCGGGCGGGGCGGGCTGCGAGGCGATCACAGCGCGGGCGTGCAGCGCATCGAGCAGGCACAGCGCTTCGTTGACGACAAACTCCTTCTGCGCCTGCCCGGCAAAAAGCAGGGGCAGGCCAAGCGCGGGAGTCGAGCTGGCAAGGGCGATCGGATCGGACATCGGGGCCTCCGGAAGGTCAGGTAAGGTGGGCGAGAAGCAGCGGCGGGGAGTGGTCGAAGGTGCCCACCTGCCGCACCCACAGGGGGGCGGGCCCGTGTGCAGCTAAAAGAGCGGAGCGTTCGGTGGGTGTGAGCGACAGCGCGGGTGTCCCGATCTGCCAGACGGCATGCGGCGCATCGACCGGCCCGAAACCCGCGAGATAGGCCTCGCGCTCTTCGATCAGGGGGACTTCGACGCTGTCTCCCCAGCGATACTGGCCACGCGCGCGGCGGATCCAGCGGTAGGTCGTGGTGCCGTCGGCGGCGCGCGCGGCGCGCGGGGGCACCGGGCACAGCGGGCGGCGCGAAAGGCCCGCATTGGCGAGCGGCGCGATCACTGTCCCGCTGTCCCCGGTCGACAGGGCGGCGACCCGCGAGGTCGGGAGCGGCGGCACCAGCACCGGGTCGAGCGGCACGAAGCTGTCGTCGATCAGAACTGCCGGGGTCCCGGCGGCATGACCGAGCGCCGCGGCAGGCTCGGTGCCGCCGCGACCGCGCAGCAGCCCGAGGAGCCGCCAGCGCCCGCCCCCCAGCGGCTCGGCGCGCAGGAATTGCACGAGTTCGCCTCCGATCAGCATCCGGTTCGCGCCCGCCGCGAGCCCGTCGCGATCGGTGTCGAGGAGGTCGAGGTCTTCCGCGACCAGCATGACGATAGCCTCTGTCCCAGGCTCGAACAGAACCGCCGATGATGCTCCGAGCGGCGCTTCGAGCACCCCGATCACCGCCCGCTGACTGCCGGTCGTGCCAAGATCGACCAGCGCGGTGCCCTGCACGGCGTAGAGCGCCGCTCCCCGCCAGGCGCTGTTGACGGCCGAGGCGGCGGCGAAGATCAGCGGTTGGGCGGGATTGGCGCCGGCCTCGGGCGGAACCTCGAAGACGGCAAGGCTGGTCACCGGGATCGGCAGATCGGTCGGCGCGAGGATTTCGCCCGGATCGCCCGCACTGGGCGTACCGCCCGATGGGGGGAGCCGCTCAAGCTCGAGCGCGACGCCGCGTTCGAGCCATTCCCAGCTGCGCAGCAGCCAGTACCCAGGCGCGCCCGGCAGCCGCACGATGCTGCCCGGGATCAGTCGCGGATCCAGCTCGCCGATCCGCCAGGTTACGGTCTCGTGCTGCCAGCGCGCGCGGTTGGCGCTGTCGTTGGCGAGCTGTCGCGCGCCGCTGGCGGTGAGCGTGGCGGGCAGGTCGATCATCAGTTCGCGCCCGGCCTCCCGCGTCCCGCTCGCGCGTTGCACGCCGGTCTGGTAATCGCGCTCCTCGTCATAATAGCGCAGCGCCGCCGGGGTGCGGGCGGGCAGGCCGGCGCGCTGCCTGACGCGGTTCTCTTCACGGTCGCGGTCATCCCGGGCGAGCTGTTCGGGGAGGGTCGTCACCTCGCCCTCGGGAAGCGCGCGCGTGGCGATGGTGAGGCCCTCGTGGCCCGAGGCGCAGACCAGCGGGATGACCTGGTCGATCGCTGCCAGCGTCGCGGCGAGCGCGCCGCCCTCGTCGGCAAAGCCGCGTGCCTGCGCCAGCGGGGGCTCGGCAGGCGGGAGCACCGCAGCGGGCACCAGCTGGGCGAGCGTGACCGTCTCGTCGCCGCCATCGGCGAAGACTTCGAAGCTCAGCGCGGGGATGCGGTTGCCGTAGTCGCCCAGTTCGAGGTTCTCGAACACCACATAGGCACAGTCGCGAAAGGCGGGTGCGCCCGCGCCCTTGGCGGCGGCGATCAGCGGATCGACGGGATCATCGCCGAACCCGCGATAGAAGCGCAATGTGCCGCCGACCTTGAGATCTTCCTGTGCGCCCCGCAGCAGGTTGCCATCGGCCCAGATCCGTCCGATTCGGTCTAACGGCGTGCTCGACAGGGCAACCGCGAAGGAGGCGGAATAGGCAAAGGTGGTTGTCGAGGGCTGGCCCTTGCGGCCTTTCAGCTTCTGCTTGGTCTCGATCAGATCGGTTGACCAGATCACCGTGCCCGCAACCCGCATCCGCCCGAACTGGCGCGGGATCGGCTGGCCGTAGCTCGAGGTGCTGACGGTCAGATCCTTGAGCCTCGGCCCTTCGCGCCCCTTGGGGCCGAAGATGCGGGCGTCGATCTGGTTCCCGATCAGCCCGCCGAGCGTGCCGCCAATCGGGCCGCCGATCGCGCTGCCGAGGGTGGTCAGGAGCAAGGTGGCCATAGGACTAGCTTTCGCAAGAGGGGGCGAGGCGCCAGGCGGCCTCGATCTGCCAGGCGGCCTCGCGCGGCTGCCGGACGACCCGCCGCAGCCCTGCATGGGCGTGGACGACGCTCACCGCGTCGAGGGCGATGACCAGATGGTGCTGCGCATAGCCCAGCCCGATCAGCAGGATGTCGCCCGCGCGGATCGGTCCATGCGCCGCGACCAGGCCCGATTGCGCCGCTGCGGGAAGCCAGGTCGCGACTGCGAGGTTGCGCAGACCGTAGCCGCTTGGCGGCACGGGCGCGCACCCGACGGCGGTCAGCGCGGCATGGACGAGCCCGATGCAATCGAGCCCGGTTTGAGGGTCGCGCCCATGCAGACGGAACCGGCACCCGACGAGGCCGAGCGCGGCCTCGGCGACGGCCTCTCCGGACGCGCTCACGGCTGGCCGTAACGGGCGAGAAGGTCGTTGCCCGGCAGGAAGGGCTCGCCGCGGAAATTGGCAGCATTGGCAAAGCGTCCTGCGCAGGTGGCGATGGTGTGATCGCAGCCCTCGCGCAGTTCGGTGCGGGTGCCGGGGAGTGTGCCCGCGACCAGCGGCCGGTCGAGCACCAGCCAGTCGCCGTCGGCATCGATGATCCCGAGCGCAAGGCCGGTCTGCGGCCCCGCCATGAAGCGGAGCCGCCCGTCGACATGGGCCTCGCCGTCCACGCCGGCAAAGCGTACCCGGTTGCCTTCCAGATCGACCTCCTCGAGCAACTTCTGCGAGGTGAAGCGCACCGCCGAAAGCCCGCAGCCCGGCCCGCAGAACACGGCGCGGCAGGTGGGTGACGTACGCGGCACGAGATCCTGTTCGAGCAGGCTCTTGTTCGAGCGCAATTCGGCGGAGAACTGCACTTCGTCGTCCTCGATCCGGCCGATCTGGCCGGTGTAGAGCGTGTGATGTTCAAGGCTGGTCCAGTCGACCGCGCCGATCTCGATCGCGGCGTCATCGAACAGCCCGGCAGCCAGCTCGCTCTCGCGGATCGAATCGTGGGCGAGCGCGCCCTGCACCTCGGCGCTGTCATTGGCGAGTTCGGCGGTGAGGCGGATCGCGGCCGGGATCATGCCGGGCGCGGCGAGGTGGCGCATCCCGCCGAAGGTAAGGTCGCGGTCGTGGGTGGTGAAAGCGAGCGCGCAGCCATCGCGGCGGTAGATCCGCCAGAAGGTCGCCACCGTATCGAGCTCGCGGTCGAAGAACACGCGGGGCATCAGGCGGCCTCCCGGATCTCGATCAGCGGCACCGAGGGCGCCTCCCCGGCGGCGAAATTGACCGCCGAGACATCGAGCCGGTCTTCGGCGAAGCGCACGGGCACGTCGAAGCGGAAGCCCGCGCGCACCTCGGCCCCGGCAGCAGGCGCGGCGGCGAGCCGCAGCATGCCGCTCTCGCCGAGAGTCCAGGCGGTGGTGGCGACACCGCCCACGCTCACCACCAGCGTATCGGCCCGCGGTCGGGTGATGGCGCGCACCTGCGGCTCGGTGCCGCCGCCGTAGAGCTTCACCAGCTGGAAATCGGCCCGCGCGCCGTCGCCTGTGCCCAGCAACTGATCGAGCCGGGTGGGCGTGCCGGTCATCCCGTTCGAGCTGTTGTCGAACGGATCCATCAGCCGGAAACCGCGCGCGGGGCCGCGGCGGGCGCGGAAGAAGGCGATGAGTTCGGCCAGCTCGGCCTCCGAGCGGATGCCCGGGCCGACATCGAAGTGCAGCCGCGCATCCGACCAGAGCGAGTTGCGCCGCTCATGCCCGGAGGCGGTCACCGCGATCGAGGTCGAGAACTCGGGCGCGACCGAGGCGCTCCGCCCGAGCGCGAAGGGGTAGAGCACGTCGTCGAAGGGGTCCATGGCTTGCTCCGAGGGAGGGGGGAGGCGGGTGTAACCGTCGCGGCTCACCTGGGGCAGCGCCCAGACATAGCGGCGCGTGATGCCGCGGGCGGCGGCCTCGTCGAGCCCGGCGTCGATGCGCGTCCAGTAGGTCTCGGCATCGGCGGGATCGAGCACGAAGCCGGAAAGATAGTCCTGCACCGCCAGAGGGTAGCCGAGCCGGTTATCGACGTAGGTGTAGGCCGCGCGCCGCTGGGCATCGGCTCCGGCGGTGAGCCAGTCGTAATCCTCCAGCTGCAACCGGTCGAAGGCCGGGTAGGCCCATCCGGTCGGCAGGTTGGCGCGGTAGAGCTCGGGCATGTTGGCAGCGAGAATCGTCGGCGTGAAGGCAAGCAGCAGCACTTCGGAGGGGCCCTGCGCGGCGGCGCGCACCGCCGCGGTCAGCGCCGCCGTCGATTGCGCGAGCAGCGTGCCCGCCGCATCGAGCAACGCCGTCTGGGCGGCGGAGAGTGGTGCGGTCATATCGGTGATGGCGACCGGATTGCCGCCCAGCGCGGCCCGTGAAGCGCTGTCGTAAAGACAGATCTGGCGCGCCGGAGTCACCCACCACCATGGCTCCCCGATCTGGAAGCGCACCGGTTGCCCTGCCGCCTTGAGCAGCGCGACAAAGGCTCCGGCCGCCCCTGCGAGCCACGTCCGCACCGCGGTGTTGGCAGGCGAGAGCAGGGTCGAGGGCGGCACATAGGCGGTCAGCGCGGGCTGGCCGTTGGAGGTGCGCTGCTTCCACGGCTCGCGGCTATAGCTGTCGAACAGCTCGTAGGAGAGCGAGACGATGACCTCGAACCCTTCTGTCTTGGCCTGCGCGAAGAAAGCGTCATGCCACGCGGCCGCCGGGGCGCACAGCGCGCCCGCAAGGTCGGCCTTGAGCGACAGGTCGGCCTGCTGGGCGAGCCGCATGAAGTGGCTCATCCCGACATAGTGCACGATATCGGCGCGGTAGCCGAGCCCGGTGACCGTGCGCAGCAGGCGGGCCGGGGTCTGGTTGTAGGCATCGTCATAGGCGGTCGCGATGCGTTCGCCATGCGGGGGCACCAGCACGTCGCCCAGTTCGATGATCGCGCGCGAACCATCCACCCGGATGCCCGACATGGTGATCGATCCGTTGAATCGCGCCGCCAGCCGATCGGTGCTGCCGGGAACAAAGCCGGGGGGAACCAGCGAGATGAACATGCGGTCGATATCGCCCGCAAAGATCGGCTCGCCCGGCAGCCCGTAGCCGCTTTCAAGGGTGGAGAACGGCAAGGTAATCTGCGCGTCGGTCGGCGTTCCCACCGCATAGTTCCAGAGCCGGACGTACCACACCCGCGGCTGGCCTGCGGCATCGCGCCCCTCGATCGTCAGCGTTGGCCCGTTGGGCTGGTCGAGCGCGATCACGCCGGTTGATTGCCACCGGAAGCTCAGCGTGGTGAAGCGGTAGTCACGGTCGGTGACATAGGCCAGCAGCGGGTGATCGAGCGTGTCGGCGCTCTCCCAGATCAGCCCGACGATTTCGCCCGCATTATGCAGTTCGCAATCGACCCTGAGCGCATCGGGCGCGGTGGTGATCACCGAGGCCATGGCCGGGCGCGGGAAGTTCACGGTCCAGAAGCGCGGATCGAAGCGCTGCATGAAGGTGCGTTCCTGCGCCGCTGCGGAGCGGGCGAGCCAGAATGCCATGGACGTGTTCCTTGCTCAGGCCTGCTGCAGTGCGCGGCGCACGGCGCTCGCGATCTGGCGCGAGGAGCGCTGCATTGCGGTGGGTGCGGCCTGGCCGCGGGGCACGGCGACCTGGAACGCGACGCGCACGTCGCGGCCCGGTGCCGCTGCCGGGCCGCTCTCGATCCGGCCGGCAGCGGTCGGCACGAACACCTCCGGCCCGCGCTCGCCGACCAGAAAGGCCCGGCCCGGCGCGACCGGCCCCCCGGTTGCACGACCGGGCAGGCCGAAGACCGCGCTCAGCGTGCCGCTAAGCAAGCCGCCGAGTGCGCCGCCGCCACCACCGCCGCCTCCGCCGAACAGGCCACCTATTCCCGTTTGCAGCGCATGGGCGGCGATTTCGGACAGGGCGGCGAAAGCGACCCGCTTGAGGTCATCAAAGCCCAGGCTCCCGCGCCGCAGCGCGCCCAGCAGGCCGCGCTCGAGCGCCGCGCCCGCACGGCCGAAGCCGTCCGTCAGCGATCCGTCAAGCGAGCGGCGCAGGGCTTCGACATCGCTCGCAAAGCCATCGGTCCTGGCGCGCACATCGATCACCAGTTCATCGAAATCTCTATCCATCGGCGTCGCGCTCCATCATGCGGGCGATTGCCTCGCGGCTTGGCGGGGGAAAGGCGGAGAGATCGTCGGGAGGGGTCAGCGCCGTCGCAAGTTCGGCCGGGGTGGCGGCCCAGAATTCCGCCGGACGCCAGCCGAGCGCCTGCGCGGCAAGGCCCGCCCAACGCAGGGCAGCGTCGCCGAAGCTGGCGGTCATGCCTCGCCCTGGAGCACCTGCGCGAGCACGGCGCGCACCGGCACGGTCGCGCCGACCAGCCCCATCGCCAGCACCGCCTCGCCCACCGCGATCCGTTCGGGGCGGTGCTCGGCGGGGAGGCAATGCCACAGCAGCGCGGTCATGTCGGCGAGCGTCAGCCCGCCCGCTGCCGCGCGCTCGACCAGCGCGAAGAGCGAGCCGAGCTCGGCCTCGGCCAACACCAGATTCTCGAAGCTCGGGCGCAGCACATAGCTGACGCCCGCGACCGCGAGGCTGGCCTCGCCGCGCAAGGGGTTGGGCTGGCGCGTCACGCCGTCACCACCGGGCCCGAGCTTTCGAGCTGGAGCGTGTAGCTGCGCTCGCCGTTGAAATCGCCGGCGTAGTCGAGCCGCTGGACAAGGAATTTGCCCCGCAGCTTCGCGCCGTCCTCGAAGGACAGCTCGTAATCGTCGAGCGTCCCGTCGAGCGCGCGGGTGCGGACGGTGTTCTCGGCCGCGCTGCCGAGGAAGATCCCCGCTGCGCTCACCGAAACCGAGCGCGTGCCCGCCCCTGACAACAGATCGCGCCAGCCGCCCGATTGCTTGTGGGTGACGACCACCGTGTCGCCGTTGATCGAAAGCTGCGTGGTTCTGAGGCCTGCGATGGTCTGGTAGGAGGCAGGGTTCGCCCCGTCGGTAATCTTGAGCAGGAAGGCGGCGCCGGATTGTGCGGGCATGGGGGTCACTCCGTCAGAGAGGTTCGAAGATGCGGAAGCGGTATTCGAGCAGTGCCCCGCACAGATTGTCGGCGCGGGCCTCGCTGCGCGAACGCAGGAAGCGGATCGAGGCGAGCTCGAAGCCGGGATGGAACACCGGGAGATCGAGCACGCGGCGTTCGATGGCGGCGAGCAGCGGGGCGTCCTCGGCGGCCGCATCGGTGCGGCTTTCGAGCTCGAGCGCGATGCGCACCTCGCGTCCGGCCCGGTCCTTGGTGCCCCAGTCGATCGACGCGCTGGCGGCGATGCCGAGCCAGGGCGGCGTGACGGAGAGCGGGGCTTCCTCTTCAATCGCGTTGATCGCTGCCAGTGCCGGGTCGGCGCGCAGCCAGGCGATCAGCGCGGCGCGCAGGTCATTTTCCATGGCGGCTCACTCCGGTGAAGTCGGGCCAAAGATCGGTGGCCGAATGCCAGTCGGTCGGCGCGCGGCGCTGTCGGCGGCGGGCGGCGGCCCCGGTGACCGCAAGCCGCGCGGCGCGGGCGCGCAGGCGCTGGACGAGCGCGGCGGACTCCGAGGCGAGCGCGATCATCCCAGCCGCACCTCGCGCCACGGCCGCCACAGCGCGGTGACGCTGGCGGGCGGGACGGTGGCCGACTTTCCCTCGCGGTCGCGGAAATGGAACGCGGCCAGCCGGACGATGCCGTGGCGCAAGGGTGCGGGCAGCGCACCCCAGTCCGCCGCGATCCCGACCACCAGCTGCACCGCGAGGCCGCGGCCCTCGAACGGACGCAGCAGCCGGATGCAGGCGCTGGTGCCGATCCGCCATTCGATCGCATCGCCGCTGACCGGCAGGGTGGTGCGTGTGCCATCCTGCGCGATCACCGCGGCTGCGGTGATGTTCTGCGCCGGGCGCGAGGCCAGTTCCTGCCAGTCGCCGACCAGCGGGATGGTCTCCTCGACTGTTTGCCTCAGCGGGGCCTTGCCGGTGAAGGCCTCGCAGATCGCGAGGCTGGTCGCGAGCAGCGCCCCCAGCGTCTCTTCTTCATTGGGGCGGGTGATACCGAGCCAGTGCTTGAGTTCCGCCAGAGCAGCGTCGCCCGGCACCGGGGGCTGCACGATTGTCCGCTGCATAGCGGTTTCTCCCGAATGGTGTTCCACAAAAGGTGCGCCCGCATCGCGCATTCAGGCGGGAGGAACGGCCTGAGGCGATGCGGGCGCGAAAGCCCGGTAACGGCGCGAAGGGGGGCGCGCCGCTGCCGGGGAAGAGAAGGCCTCAGGCCTCGATCTTGAGCAGCTTGATCGCCGCCGAATCGAGCACCTTCCCGCCCAGCCGCTTGGTCGCGTAGAAGTGGACGAAGGGCTTGTTGCTGAAAGGATCGCGCAGGATCCGCGTCGCGCTGCGTTCGGCGATCAGATAGCCGTTGCGGAAGTTGCCGAAGGCGATCGGGTAGGCGCCGCCGGCAACGTCGGGCATGTCCTCGGCCTCGATCACCGGATAACCCAGCAGGCGGTTGGGCTGGCCTTCGACCATGCCCGGCTGCCACAGGAAGGCCCCATCGGCGGTCTTGAGCTTGCGCACCGCGGTAAGCGTGGTCGAATTCATCACGAACGCCGCGCCCTGGCGATGGCCGGGCCGCAGCGCGTGGATGAGGTCGATCAGCTTGGTGTCAAGCGCGGTGCCAAGCCCGGTGGCGCTGCCGGTGCCGATATATTGCATCGTCCCGAAGGCGCGCACGCCGTCTTCGGCGGTCGACTTGGTGCCGTTGATGAAGCCTTCGGGCTGGTTGATGCCGGTGCCCTTGACGAATGCCGCACCCTCGGCGCGGGTAAATTCGGTCGCGATCTCGCCCGCCAGCCAGCTTTCGAGATCGAAGCCGACATCATCGAGCATTGCCTGGCTCGCCGCCGGATTGGCGTAGAGATCGCCGCTCGGCGGGGCGATTTCGGCGAACTGGGGCGTGGCGGTTTCGGGCCGGGGCGCGGTCTCGCTGACCCAGCCCGAGGCGACGCTGGTGGTGGCGACGAGCTTGCGGTAGCCGGCGGTCCCGGTCTGCACGACCTGCGCGACCGAGCGGATCGGGCTCATCTTGAGAATGCGCGCGGCAATCGCCGCGTCGATCTGGCGGGGCACGGCAAAGCCGCCATCGGCCGGGTTGACGCCGTTCAGCGACTTGACCTCGGTCTCGCGGCCGAGCCGCAGGTAGCCATCGACGAAGCTCTTCACCTCGGGCGCCTCGGCGGCGGGGGCGACCCCGCCCATCGCCGGACGGGTGGCGGCGCGGGCGACCTTGTCGAGGCGCGACTTCACCTCGTCGACATCGCTGCGCAGCGCGCTGATGGCGGCTTCGGCCTGATCCTGGCGGGCAAGGATATCGAAGCTCGCGTCAAGCGGATCGGCGGCGGCGGGGGTGGCGGGAGGAGTCATGTTATCCATGGGGCAGAGGCCTTTCGGTTGGGCAGAAAAAAGGCCGCCCAATGGCGGCCGGTGGGGGAGAGGTGAGGGGGGGAGGGCTCAGGCGATGAGGTGGATCCTCGCCATCGGGTGGAGCGGGTGGGTGACAAGGCTGACTTCGAACAGCTCGACCTCGAGCAGTTCGCGCCCCGCCGCCGACTGCCGCGCGGCGCGGGTGCGGAAGCCGAAGCTGAGGCCGGTGACCTGCCGGTCGGCGAGCAGCCTGGCTGCGCGGCTCGCCGGACGGTCGATCCGGGCAATGATCCTGAGGCCGCGCGCGTCCTCGGCGGCGTGTCCGATCACGCCGATCGGCTGGTCGGGTCTGTGCTGCCAATAGAGCGGCAGCGGCGCATCGCGCGCCGCCAGCGTGCGGGCAAAGGCGCCGCGCCGGATCGTGTCGCGGCCCGCATCGGCGATGTCGAACAGCGCGGCATATCCGGCGAACCGGATCGGAGCGGCGGCCATTACAGCAGCTTCCACACGCCGAGCCGCACCGCGATGCCGACCAGCAGCAGCGCCAGCACGCCGCGGATCGCCCAGTCGATGAAGGCCTTCCACGCGCTGGTCTTGGCATCGCGCCACGCCCGCAGCAGCTCGCGCAGCTCGACGAGATCGCCCTCCGCGCCCGCATCGCCGAGCCCCAGACGCTCGAGTGCGCGGTCGGTCGCAAGCGTGCTCGCCTCCTCGATGATGGCGCGCAAGGTGACGAGATCCGCCCCTTCCTCGCGCGCCTGCGCCATCAGGCTGGCCAGAATGTCTTCGCGGCTCATCGGGCATTCTCCTCTGCGGGCAGACCCAGCATCTGGCGCTTTTCGGCGCGGCTCAGGAAGTCGGCGTCCGAGACCTGCGACCACAGGCGCTCGCGGTCTTCGGACAGGGCCGGCACCAGATCGAGATCGACGCGAAGCTCCGCATCCGGAAACCACGGGGCGAGGCCCTCGCGGATCGCGGCGAACAGCTTCTCGGCGAGCGGTAGCAGCGTCAGGCGCCACAGGGCGCGGTTGGCCTCGCGGTAATTGGCATAGGTGTTGTCCCCCGGCAGCCCGAGCAGCATCGGCGGCACCCCGAACGCCAGCGCGATGTCCCGCGCCGCCGCGCTCTTGAGCGTCGCGAAGTCCATGTCGGCAGGGCTCAGCGCCATGCTCTGCCACCTGAGCCCGCCATCGAGCAGCATCGGCCGCCCGGCATTGGCCGCGCCCGAAAAGGCAATGTCGAGCTCGCGCTTCAGCCGCTCGAACTGTTCGTGCGCCAGGCTCGCTCCGTCGCCGGGCTCGTAGACCAGCTCGCCCGAGGGGCGGGCGGCGTTATCGAGCAGCGCGCGGTTCCAGTGCGTGGCGGCATTATGGATCAGCACCGCCTGCCACGCCGCTTCGAGCGCCCCCGCGCCGCGGTGATCGTCGAGCGGATGCATCGCGCGGATCGCGATGATCTCGGGCCAGCCGTTCTCGTCCTCGAGAGGGATGCGGGTCACATGCGGCGTGACGGTGTAGTCATAGGCGACCGGCCAGCCCTTGCCGTCGAGCGCCACTTGCACCCGGTCGGGGCGCAGCGCAAACAGCTCGACCGGCATGCCGCCCGCGTCCTTGATGATCTGGACATAGCCATTGCCGTGCAGCAGCAGGCCTGCCGCCAGTGTCTCGACCAGCGATTGCCCGGCGCTGGTCGCGGTGACCAGCGCGGCGAGGCGCGGATCGGGGCAGGCGAGCGGTGCCTGACCGATCCCATCGGCGATCAACCGCACCGAACGCTGGGCGATGGGGTTGGCGAGAAAGCCCTCCGCGATGCCGCGCTCGTAGGAGTAGTGGCAGCTGGCCGGACCGCTGTCGAAGGCCGGAATCCAGCCCTGCATCAAGCCGTTTGCCAAAGGCACATGGGGTTGCGCCCCGCCCTTGAAGGCGGAGCGGAAGATGTCGAGCAAGGCCATGTGATTTCCTTTGTCAGCGATCATGCGGTCATTCGGACCGACAGTGCATGTCTTTACGTGCCAAGCTTGCAGCGGGCTCCAAGCCGGAATGCGGCCCAATGATCGATGGTGTGCAGTGAACCCGAAGGCTCAACCGTTGACACACCCTAACTCTACATTGTAGAGTCCATCGCAATCGGCGTCTGGAGATGTATTGTGATCGGCAAATTGGAAGAACTTACTTTGCTCGCCGTAATGCGTGCTGGTGAGGCAGCATTGGCGAGCGAAGTCTATGCAAATGTGCTGAAGGGCCATCAGACAGCAGCGTTTGGAGCGGTCTACACAACTCTCACAAGGCTGGCAAAGAAGGGGCTTGTCGAGGAAGTTGCAACTACTGACGACAAGAGGCAGCAGCGACGCGGCTTCTCTATCTCTGCTGGAGGGCGCAGCGCGCTGGCTGAAGCTCTTGAAGCATCGGCGTCCGTTGGCGGCTGGGGCAAGGGGGGCGTTTATGGATTGGCTTCTTGAGGTATCGAAAAACGTCGATGACTGGAGCCCGAGCGTGTTCCACAAGGCATTGTTCGCAGGCTTGATCGTGCCATGTCTGATTGTTGCCTCGCGTCGGATGTATGAAGCAATTTGGGACATTTTCGACATCGCATCACGATCAGACGATAAGGTGCGGTCGTTTTCGCTCGACCTGTTCTTGCCATTCAACGTGGCACGAGACGCCCAAGCAAGCCTCGAGGAGGTCTTCCCGATCTGGTAAGCGGCCCACGGCAAACGTCGGGCGCTGTGGATCCGGCGGATCCAGATCGTTCGGATTGTGGTTGGACACCACTTCATCCCGGTCATAACGTTCTTCGAAAGAGTTATGAAGATCGTCGGGGGCAGGCCGCAGACTAGCATTGCCGCACGCTCGGCTCCCCCCGCCGCCCCAGCAGCAATTCGCTCATCGCCCACACCAGCGCGTCGGCGCGGTCGGGGCTGTTGCCGGGGCCGGCATAGGTGCCGCCCACCAGCAGCCCGCACAGCTGGTCTTCCAGCCGCGCGAAGACGCCGACGTGGCGCACACGGCCGGCGGCATAGAGCGCCGCGACCGGTTCGGCGCGGGCGACCTTGCCTCTCGCTGCGTGCACTAGCTTCACGGGGAGCGCCTGATCAGCTGCGCGCAGCACGGTTTCGACCATCGCGCCGCCCTGATTGGCTTCGGCCACCACCCGATCGGCGTTCCATTCCTGCGCGGCCTCGGCGACCCGCCTGGCCCACTCCGCAGGCGAAGCGCCGCCAATCGAGCAATCGGCCATCACCCGCGCGATCCCGTCGACGCCCAATGCGGCGACGATGATCCCGCATTCGTCGCCATTGGCGCTGGCCGGCGGATCGACCGCGACCACCGTGCGGGCGGCTTCCGGCACCACGCCCGCTTCGCGCGATTGCTCGAGCAGGGAGCGGGTCCACAGCGCGCCCTCGATATCCTCGAGCAGTTCGCCTTCCATTTCTTGCCGCGCGAGGACTGTGCCGGCATATTCGCTCCAGATCGCGTCATGAAAGCGATCGGGCAGGCGATCATTATCGCCGGTCTTGCCGTGCGTGATCACGATCTCGTCGCCCTTTTCCGCCTGCGCCACAAGCCGCTTCACCAGCGGCACCGCGCGCGGCGTTGTGGTGACGGCGACGCGCGGGTCCTCGCCCAATCGCAGGCCCAGCATCAGATTGTCCCAGCACCGCGTCGCACGTTCGCCGGAGAGCGGCCATTTGCCGATCTCGTCGCACCAGGCGTGGCTGTGCTGCGGCCCGCGCAACGTTTCCGGCTCGGCGGCCGAGAACAGCTGCGCCAGAGCTCCGTTGGCGAAACGGACGCGGTGGAGCGAGGGCTCGAAATGCGGCTTGTGGCTCGGGCGGCAGATCGCCAGCAGTCCGCTCTCGCCCTCGACCATCACCGCGCGCGCCTCGGCGAGCGAGGCTGAGACCAGCGCGATCCGCGCCTCGGGATTGCTGTCGGCGATCATCCGCACCCATTCGGCACCCGCGCGGGTCTTGCCGAAGCCGCGCCCGGCCATGATCATCCACACCCGCCAGTCACCCGCAGGAGGGAGCTGATTCTCGCGGGCGTCAAATTCCCACAGATAGTCGAAGTCGTTCTTCTGGCCCTGATCCAGTTCCTTGGTGAGAATCTGGCGGACCTTTTCTGCCTCGTCGGCCTTCTTGCGATCCTTGCCGACAATCTCGGCGATCATCTTCCGGTAGGACCCGCTCATTCACTTTGCCTTTCGGCAGCGGCCTTCTGGCGGGCGATGCGGCGGCGGATGTCGTCGATCTTGCGGTCGATCGAGGCGCGAACCTCCGCCGCGCTGACATCGCGCACCTGGCTTGCCCCACGCGCCGCATTGTCGCGATGGGCCGCAAGCAGGCGGATGGCATTGGCGAAGTCGAACTTGCCGTCCTCGCCGACCTTGAAGTCGCCCTCACGCAGGCGCCTGACCACTTCCAGCTCGAGGTGCAGATAGCCTTCCGCGAGCGCGGCCAGCCACTGGCGCGCGAACTCGGCTTCTTCGCGGCGCACCTTGTAGGCGCGGCTGATACTGATTCCGGCTTTCGCGGCCGACGCGGTGACGTTCGAGCTTTCGGCGAGGTGATCGAGAAACAGGCGGCGCCAGTTGTTGTTGATCGGCCCGCCTTCGCCTTCCTTGAGGCTGGGACGAATGACGATGCGCTTGCCGGGATTTCTGGCCATGCGGGTCTCCTGCGCCGCAAACGCCAGAAAGCGGCGCTCCCCGGTGGTGGGAGGCCGCCTGCTGGCGAATCACAAATTTTCCGATGATGCCCTTTTTTAACCGGAGAGCGTCGCGATGTCAAGGAAAGTAACCAATCAGGTTAATTAAATGATGGTGGCCCCATGCACGCAGCCTTGCCTTCTCACGGGGCGAGATCGACGCTGCTGCAGTCGGTACGCGCCGCGCACAAGTACCCGATCGGCCCGCAGGAACGGCGCGCCGTCCAAGAGAATGTGACGATCAACTGA